GTCAAATTTCCCGTGACATTTCCTGTTAGCCCACCCACAAATCCAGTAGATGCAGTAACAACAGAACCCGTAATAGCTGCCGCAGAAGAAGCGCCAATTATCACACCATTGATTGCGCCGCCTGTTATTGCAGCATTGGCTGTGGCTAATTGTCCGTTTGCGGTAACAGTACCGGACGCTGTTATGGCGCCAGTGGTTATTGAGGTCGGATTCGTGCCAAGCTCGATTATCGCCGCGGAGTTATCTTCCGTAAACAAGCGTTTATCCGCGACATTGACCGCTAATTCGCCCTTGACTAAATCTGAAGTACTAGGTACGGCTGATGCCGTAGAACTATTTTTCGTTACTATAACTGGCATATATCCCCCGTAATTAAAAAAGGGGACAACTTAATGCCCCCTATAACTCAGTTAGGAGAGTTTTATGCGTTGACTATAATATTAAACGCCGTATCTGGCCTGTAGGCAAGCGAGCCAAAAATTACGTCGCCTGTCATAAGGTCAGCTAACCATTCTTGCTTATATTGAGTCTGTACTCTAACGTCTTGCTGCATCGCAAGAACAAGAGAAGATTCGTGCATAAGCATACCCGCCTTTAATTCACCACCTGCGCTGTTTTGAGCAGCGGTTTCGGTTACAGGGCAGTTAGTAGATACCATAATATCAATACCGTAGACATTACCGATCTTGCCATTGTCAACGGTACGGCTGTTAACAAAGTCAGAACTGACGTAACGATCAATACCCATCATGGTAGACCTGGCGCTAGGAGGAATAACGAAATACCTCTTATCGAAGGGAGTGTCGACATTATCCTGCAGCACGATTGCGGCACGGAATCCGGCGTCGGTTAGTAAATCGCTTGTCGTTACCTGGTCGGCGGCATACGTCGTTAGACCTGTAGAAGCATCAACGTAGTAAGACGCAGAATTAACCCAAGAGCTACCATTTCCATCACCCAGGTTTTTGCCCAAGTTATGTAAATTGGTGTCTACGGTTTTCGCAAGCTGAAAGCCACAGTCGTCCGAATAAAACTCAATAGCGCTATTAAGTTCTTGAAGCGCTGCAATATCTTCTAACAAACGAGAATACTCAAAATGTTGGTCGATATTTATTGCTACATTGGCCGCTGTATCATTCTGAATTGTGACCGCTGTTCCGGCCGCCTTGGCCGTACTTGTTCCTCTTGATGGAGCAGGAACATTTATTTTGTCACCCTTCTTTTTTGTCATGCTCATTTGTTTAACAATATTTGCCATCACGATGCGAGTTTTGAACGCAGCGCGTACCTGGTCGGAAAAAATTTCCGGTATGAAATTGGCCTGTGTAGTGACGGTACTAGCGCCACCTTGGGCTGGATAAACAGAAGTTGCCATCTAAATCACCTCATTAAAAGAAAATTAATTAAGCGACCCTAGAGTTTAACTTTTGTCCTATAGGCTTCTTGTATTTTACCATCTGCCCACAGTCTCTTGTATCTCTCAGGGTCACGAACCTGTAGATCGACCATATCATCACGGCTTAACGGCTTTGGTGGTGCCTTTTCTCCAGAGGCCTGTGTAGAACCTGTGGCAGCCCGTCTAACCTGCTGCTTTCGATCCTGGCCTTTGAGTTGTTGCACTTCCGGGTCTGGTTGAGTTGTTTTCTTATAATCAGATAACAATTCATTCAGAATCGGTACATCCATCTCCTTCATAGCGCGTCGATAGTTATGTGTGCGACCTGGCGACTGAGCAACATAATTTAAAAAAGGGTCTGCGGTTAAGAGAACATCTGCATCATTATGTCGAGACTGCAAGTCACGCGCCGCATTATCAGCCCGTAACTTAGCGTTTTCTTGCTGCATCTGCCTAATAACCGGGCTTTCTTCAATTTCATGTCTAACAGCATTAGCCGGGTCTGCAAAATAATCGATCTTTTCGGCTTTAGCTTCTTCCGGCTGGCTCACTTGTCCGTCAACGAAATTTTTAGCGCTGATTTGGCCCTGCAGATCATCAAGTTTGCGTTTTACGTCACCGACTTCATTAGACTGCCTACCAATCATCGACTTTTGATCGTCGATCATCTTTTCTAATTCTTCCCGTGACTTACTCGCATATTCGCTCTGCGGTGCCTCAGACACCTCCTCAGATACTTCCGGCCCTTTTTCCGGGTCGATAGCGTCTATAGGATCGTATTCGGGTTGATCCCCGGTTTCTTGCTTAGCCATATTTTCCCCTTAACAAGTTATCCAAAAAAATTGGGCTTTGTTTACGCCGGGCCGTGGGATTCGGCATATCGACGTTCTGCTTTTATTTTCTCCTGCCGCCCTCTTGCCCATTTCAGCGTAGCACCTGGGAAGTCCCCGCTAATAACGTCAAGCATTGGCCTGGCAAAAGAAAGTAATCGGGTTGATTGCTGACCGCAGAGTGGACAGTCAATTTGTTTTAAAGAAGTATCTACGAATTTTTCAGTTATATGCCCTTCGGCACACTTAAAATCATAAATCCTTCTTGGCATACAAATCCTCAACCTGATCCCGCAGCGTTAACACAAAGGCGATAACTTCTAATTGTCCCTTTCGAAACCGTAAATCATCGTTGTCCTTCGTGTTTTCCACTGAATTAATATTGGTTTTATTAGCCTTAAATTCTTCCTCAAGACGCTTAAAACCATCTGTCCTAAACATTTCAAACATTGCTTCGCAATATTCTTCATCTTCCTTAG